ATGGTGCAGCCTCGGCTGCTGCCCGGATTGCGCCAAAATGATGAGAGAGTATGTTGAAAGAAAAATCAAAAGAGAAGCCAAAAGAAAGAAAAAAGAGGAGAACAAATGAGCGAATGGACACAGACAGAAAAATATTATCCAAAAAATAAAGGCAATTATTTAGTTACGGTATGCACGATTTGCGGCGAGCCGCCAAAAGCATATGAAAGCCTGGATATCTGGCACTATAACGGATTGAAATGGAGAGAAGAAAACATGATGCAGCATGCTATAGCATGGATGCCATTACCTGATATTTACCGTGAGGAGAAACAGACACTAACTGGTAAGCCATTAAATGAATTTTTATTGGCAATAAATTTACATAAAAACTATGAGCCTAAAAGGTTAAAGAACATAACTGAAATCAACAGGTCACTTGATGGCATTGCCGGCAGGCTGGTGCACGCTGCAGTAAATGATACAGTAGTTGAAGAGGCTTTGAAGATGGTGCTGGATGTTTGGTACTCAATTAATGGCATCGCCGAAGAACCGAAGGAGAGTGAAAACGAATGATACTGAGAAAGTGGAACTATGAAACACATGAATATGAGCCCTTTGAAGTAAGCGACAGCCTGAAGGCGGTCACCTATTCTGCAGACATGGACGAGCTTATCGACTGCCCGCACTGCGGCAGACCTCTGCTGTACGGCGAAAGCTTCCCATCGCTTGAGATCCATACCGCTGCAGGCTTCGGATATGCGGTCTGCCAGAAATGCTACAGCGAGGAATGGGTGAGGAGAGGGAAACATGAGTGATAACAGACAGAAACTGCCTGAGGCAAGAGGGCTGCTGAAAGTGCGCGATGCGCTGTCGCTGATGTTCCGGGCAGCACAGCTCGAAGAGGACATCAGAAAAGTAGAGGCTGAGATCCGGGAACTTGAAGAGGCTGAGGGCGATGGGAATTCGTGAATCATGGTCGGCTGAGGAACTGGAATATCTTGAAGAGAACTACGGCATGGTGTCTCTGGGCGCCATGTCGAAGCGCCTCGGAAGATCAGTCAACGCGATCAGGTGCATGAGGACCCGCCTCGGACTCGGGCCCATGCTGGATGCCGGCGACTATGTGACATGGCATCAGCTGGTCATGGCGCTGGGGATCACCGGAGGCTCCGGCTACATGAACATTTCGTGGATAGAAAACCGCGGCTGTCCGGTCAAGTACAAGACAGTCGAGAACTGCCGGTTCAAGGTGATCTACCTTGACGATTTCTGGAAGTGGGCGGAGAAAAACCGGGAGTTCGTGGATTTTTCCAAGATGGAGCCGCTGATCCTCGGGAAGGAGCCGGAATGGCTCAGGGCGACAAGGAGCGCCCAGCACGAAAAGAACCGCAGATACAAGAAAACACCGTGGGCAAAGTGGGAAGACGCCAGGCTGAAGCAGATGATCGGCGAATATAAATACAGCTACGACGAAATATCGAGAGACCTCGGAAGGACCTGCGGAGCGATACAGCGGAGATGCTGCGACCTGGGCATCAAGGGCAGGCCGGTCAAGGCTCCCAACCACAACAGCTGGTCAGACGCAGAGTATGCGACGCTGGCCGAATGCATAAGGCAGCAGCTGCCCTATGAGATCATAGCAGACAGGCTGCCGGGCAGATCGACCAAGGCGATTAGGGGCCGTGTCTATGCGATGTACCTGACTGAGGACATCAACAGGGCGGCAGGCCTTATAGGCAGCGGGAAGTGGGGCGACGGGCGCCCTGACAGGAAGATCAGCAACAGAACGCTCAGCGCTGCGGAGAAGGCGCAGGTCAGAGATGACATGACCAGGTTCGTGGGCATTCTCAAGGCAAGGATATGCGAGCACTATGAGAGCGCTGACTACTGGCAGAGGGAATTGTGCCAGCACTGGAACAGCGGATGCGAGGCAGGCGAGACCAACTGCGACGAGTGTACGAGTTTCATCAGGATCAGGCCTCAGTTCTGCAAGCGCTGCGGCAAGACCTTCACGGAGCGGGCGACAAACAACTTCTGTGCATCATGCAGGGATGACAGGAAGAAGGCAGCCCAGAGAAAGTACATGTACTTAAACGGGAAGCACGGCGGGCCGAGAATAAAAGTCGATGATCTCTAAATGTGGGACGCCATGAGACGGTCACATGTAGTAGAATAATAGCGTGAGAGAGCGGGAAAAAGTTAAGCGTTGAACTCATGTAAGATGTCTCCTTTGTTAAATAGAAAGTCCGGCCGCTCTCCACCTTTTCATTCCTTTCATTTGACTGGTGATGCTGACCGCTTTATTAACGATTTAAGGCGGTCAATGGCATCGATGGACAGATGAACGATAATGACGATGAACGTTGCTCTGGGGCGCTCAGGGTCCTTCTGAGGGGCATAGGGGCCCGCGGGGCACGGAAGGCGCGACTTTTTAAATATAAAAATTGAAAAATTTTCCAGCTGGTCGCTACAGAAAGCCATTGCTTTCTGGTCTCGTGAACCGGCTTTTTTATTTTATCCGAGGATTTGCACTTTAGTTTGTGAAAGCGAGGGCACAGTGGCTGAGACCAAAAAGAAAAAGACAACTGAAAAGGCTGCGCCTGCTCTCTCAGATCAGAGGCTGGTCACAGCGACCATGCTGGCCAAGTACCTGGGCAAAAGCATCCGCAGGATCCAGGCGCTGACTCAGGACGGCATCATCGAGACACTGCCCGGAGGAAACACCAGGGCGAGAAGATATGATCTCGACGAGACGCTGAAGACCTACATCAAATACCTTGAAGAGAAGGCCTACGGAAAAGCGCAGGCTGACAATGAGATCCGGCTGAAGGAAAAGAAGCTCGCTGCAGAAGCGGCCCTGAAGGAAAGCCAGGCTGATATCCACAAGATCAAGACAGACATCGCGAGAGGCAAATACATCCCTGTCGAAGAGGTCGAACTTGACTATAAGAAATTCTTCTCGATCTTCAAGAAATTTGCCACGGCGATCCCGAACCGGGTGGCCGTGATGATCGGATCGCAGATAGACCCGGTCGAGGCAAGAAAGGTCGAAAACGATCTTGCGGAAGAGATCAACCGCATGCTCAGGACCTTTGTTTCTTCGGCTTCAGCAAGACCGGCACCTGATCAGGAAGGTGATCAGGATGAATAAATTCAAGGTGCCTAAATTTGAGGTACCCGAATACATTATCGGAGCGCTTGAATTCCTGTGCCCGCCTGAAGACCTGACGGTAAGCCAGTGGGCGGAGAAGTACAGGATCCTTGATCAGAAGTCCTCGGCGATGCCTGGCCCCTGGCGCAACAGCGTCACTCCCTATCTTAAGGGCGTGATGGATGAGTTCAACAACTATTCGACCGACGAGATCGTCTTCTGCAAATGCACGCAGATCGGAGGTACCGAAATTGAGCTCAACGTGCTGGGCTACATCGCCATGCAGGATCCCGCTCCTACGATGGTCGTCTATCCGACTGACGTCCTGGGAGAAAGCACGTCAGTCAATAGAATACTCCCCTTATTTAACGCGAGCCCGCGATTAAAAGAGAAACTGGACCAGAAGCGTTCCGGAAAGAATGAAATTCAGTTTGACAACATGTTCATCTCCGTCGCCGGTTCAAACTCTCCGAGCGGGCTCGCCAGCAAGCCTATAAGATGGCTGCTGATGGATGAAATCGACAAGTATCCTCCGTCATCAAAGAAAGAGGCGGATCCGATATCGCTGGCGACAGAAAGAACCAAGACATTCAGAAGCAACCGAAAAATATACAAGACGTCAACACCGACCTTAAGGACCGGGCAGATCTGGAAGGCCAAGGAGGCGTGCGACATCGAGCGGCACTACTTCGTGCCGTGCCCGCACTGCGGAGAGATGATCGAGCTCAAATTCAAACAGATCCGCTGGCCGGACAAAGAGGACGGCCTGTCCTATCAGGACCGGGCGGAGCAGGCTTACTATGTATGCCAGGAGTGCGGCAGCATCCTGACGGATGCGGACAAGCCCGCGATGCTGCAGCGCGGTGAGTGGCGCGACGTGAGAGCAGATACAGTCTTCGCCAAGAAGATCGCGTTCTGGATCAACACGCTGTACAGCCCGTTTGTCAGATATTCAGATATCGCGCTTGAATTCATGGAATCCAAGGACGATCCTGAGAAGCTGCAGAACTTCACCAACTCATGGCTCGCTGAGCCGTGGGAGGACACCAAAGTCAAGACCAGCGCCGAGCTGGTCCTGGAACGCTGCACAACTGTGCCGGAGTTCGTGCTGCCGGAATGGACCAAACTGGTCACCGGCGGAGTGGACGTGCAGGAAACATGCCTATACTGGAGCATCAGGGCATACGGCGATTTTATAACATCACAGAACGTAGCCCACGGACAGGCGCTGAGCTTTGATGAAATCGAGAGGGTTATGAACCTTGAACTCAGGAAGCCTGACGGCACGGTCATCATTCCGCAGCTGGTCCTCATGGACTCAGGCGATCAGACGGACATGGTCTACGACTTCTGCATCCGAAATTCCGACTGGTGCCTTCCGTGCAAGGGCACAGCCGAAAGGCAGAGCCACTACAGCCTGTCAACCGTCAACAAGGCCGGATCAAGCGCCAACGGCATGACTCTTGTACTGGTAGACGGCGGAAAATACAAGGACATGATTGCCGGCAGGCTGCAGAAGCCGGTCGGAGCAAAGGGCGCTTGGATGGTGCACCGCGACTGCGACATTGAGTACGCGGAGCAGGTCACCGCCGAGCAGAAGGTAGTGGTCAGAACAGCCGGAGGGCGTGATCAGCTGAGGTGGATGCCGAAGGCGAGCCACGCAGCCAACCACTATCTGGACGCAGAAGTGTACAGCTTCGCCGCGGCCGATATAATGGGCGTAAGGCAACTGTACCTGCAGCCCGAAAGAGCGCCGGACCCAGTTGCCAAGAAACAGGCGCCGGCAGACAGCAGCAGAGACTGGTTCTCAGGGACCGGAGGAGGGTGGTAAAAATGACAACAGAAGAAATGCTCGCCCAGGTCAATGAAGCGATAGGAGACATCCTAATCGCCGGGCAGAGCTACAGGATAGGATCAAGACAGCTCACACGGGCCGATCTTGCAGAACTCAAGAATCTAAGAAAGACGCTGATGCAGGAGAGCGCGAATGCTGACGCAGATATTTTTGCAGGTGCGTATGTCGCAATTTTTGACGGGAGGTAAGAATGAACCTGATAGATAAGACAGTCATGCTCCTGTCGCCAAGACGCGGAGCTGAACGGCTCGCCTGGCGCGAGCAGGCAAGGCTGATGGAAAAAAGCTACGATGCCGGCAGCGCAGACAGGCGCAACGTCAACTGGCGGGCGTACAACGACTCGGGAGAGATGATGGACCGCTACGAGCGCGATGTCGTAAGAGCAAGAGTCAGGGACCTGGAGCGCAACTCCGACATGGCCAACGCCATGATCAGCGCAAGGGTCCGCAATACCGTCGGAAAAGGCATCACGCTGCAGGCCAAGACAGACGACCCTGACTTCAATGCTCAGGCGGAGGCGCTGTGGAAGAAATGGTGCAGAGCCAGGAACTGCGATGTCACAAGGTCGCAGAACTTTAATCAGATGCTCCGCATGGCCGTCAGAAGAAAGATGGTCGACGGCGGCATCATTTTTCTGAAGTGCTACACCAGTGACGGGCTCGTGCCCTTCAAGCTTCAGACCTTGGAAGTCGATGAGCTCTGTCTCAGTCAGACGACGCCGAAGAAAAAGGGCAACAAGGTCATTTCCGGCGTAGAGTACAACAGCTACAACAGAGCCGTCGGCTACTGGTTTCAGCGGTACTCCGCAGACGGAATGACGGTCAATGATCCTGAATACTATGACGCAGAACGCGTCATTTTTTATTTTTCGAAGAAGCGTCCGTCTCAGGTCAGAGAAATATCAGACCTGGCGCCTACAGTGTCAAGGATCCGCGACGTCAATGAGTACATGGACGCTGTCGCGATGAAGGAAAGAGTGGCAGCATGCCTCTCGGCATTCATCACGCGCCAGAATCCGGCGTCAGGCTTCGGACGCGCCAATGCTGCAGCTGCAGACTCGCGCGACAGCTATGACGGAAGACACCTGGCACCCGGCATGATCTTTGAGCTCGGCGCCGGCGATGACGTCAAGGTAGTGTCGCCGGGCAACAGCTCCGGCGAGTCGGAATCATTCCTTAAGACCCAGGAGCGGCTGATGGCAGCCGGCCAGGGCATGAGCTACGAGGTCGTGTCGAGAGACATGTCTCAGACCAACTACTCCTCTGCGCGTCAGGGTCTCATCGAAGACGACGAGACCTTTGCCGAGGAAGTCGAAAGCCTTAAAGAGGTCATCATGGACGAAGTCTACGAGACCTTTTTAATATCCTGTGAGGTCAGCGGCCTGTTTGGCGTCAGGGACTTTTGGGAAAACAAAGAGTCCTACATGAGCCATACATGGGTGTCGGCGCCAAAACGCTGGATCGATCCTGCAAAAGAGGCCAATGCGACCAAAATCGCCTTGGACTCCAAGCAGAAATCATTCAAGGATGTGTGCGCCGAAAACGGAAAAGACTGGCAGGAACAGATTGACGATATGGCGGAAGTGGCAGCATACGCCGCCTCCAAGGGTATCGAGTTAGGAGGTAATACTAATGGCCAAAACAAAACGACCTGACGGCAAGGCTGACAACGGAAAATACTTCCGCGACCTCAGCGCAAACTTTCGGGCCATGGAAGGCGCCGGCAATGAGCGCAAGTTCACGATCAGCTTCTCGTCCGAGCTGCCGTATGATCGGTGGTACGGAACAGAGATCCTGTCTCACGCGGACGGAGCCGTGGACCTGACGCGCCTTCAGGAGATCGGCGTCGTGCTCTTTAATCACGACCGTGACGAGGTCATGGGCAAGATCACCAGAGCCTGGATCGAGAATGCGCGCGGCTGTGCCGAGATCGAGTTTGACACGGATGACGACGCTGAAAAGATCTACCAGAAAGTCGAGAGCGGAACGCTGAAAGGCGTGAGCGTCGGCTACGTGGTCAACTGCTGGGAAGAAGTCAGCGCCGGCGCCAAGTCGAGCGACGGAAGGTTTGACGGGCCGTGCAGCATAGCCACGAGCTGGATGCCTTACGAGGTGTCGATCGTATCTGTGCCTGCAGACCCGGACGTCGGAGTCGGACGTGACTTTGACGCCCAGAATCCAGAAAAAAGTGCCGATGCAGAATCGGTTCCCCTGATGCTCTGTGAACGAATCGCAGAGTTCAACAAAAATTTTCTTTAGTAGGAGGATTAAAATGACTAAAAAAGAACTGCTTGCAAGACAGGCCGCGATCCTGTCAAAAGCAAAAAACGAAAAGAGAGACCTGACCGACGAGGAGCAGAAAGAGTTTGATGACATCACAGCACAGATCAAAGCCCTCGGAGAAACACCTGAAACTGCTCCAGCTGCACCGGCAGCACATGCAGAAGGCAGCCAGAGAACAGCTGAAGAAGAGAGACAGAGATCCCTTGAGATCACCAACCTCTGCGGAGCATTTCCTGATCTCGGCCTCAGAGCTGCTGACTACATTGCTGATGCAAACGCAACAGCAGATTCGATCAGAGCGCTGATCATCGAGAAGCAGATCAAGAACAAGGCGCCGAAAAACACTAGCGTCATCACAGATGAAGGCGACAAACTGAGAGAGGCCGCGTCAGACGGCATCGTGCTCAGGGCAGGCCTTGAGCTCCAGGGCGAGAACACGTCAGAAAGAGCTGCTGCTGCAGGAAACTTCCGCGGCATGTCACTGGAGAGGATCGCCATCAACGCGCTGGAAAGAGCCGGCGTATCAACTGCCAACATGTCAAGATCAGAGATCTTTGACGAGCTGACGAGATCATACTATAACCCGTCCGCAGCATTCCCGTCGATCATGGATCAGGCAATCAACAAGGCATATGTGGCAGGCTACGAGCAGGCACAGGCAACCTATGATCAGTGGGTAAAAGAGGGCACGCTGTCCGACTTCAAAAAGACGCACGGCGACTATGTAGCAGGAGCAGCAGGCGAACTGCTTGAGGTACCTGAGAACGGAGAGCTCAAGGCAGACCTGCCGCCTGATTACCAGAGACCGGAAAGACAGCTGAAGACTTACGGCCGCTCTTTCTCAATGACCCGTCAGGCATTCATCAATGATGACATCGGCTTCATCACTACGGTGCCGGCAAGATATGCAGAATCAGCAAGACGCACCCTGAACAAACAGGTGTACGAGCTGATATACAATAACGATAAAATCTACGACGGAACTGCACTGTTTGCTGCAGTCCACAAGAACCTGGCGTCAGCTGCAAGACCTACCAAGGACTCCTACGCTGAGATGCGCAAGCTGATCAGAAAGCAGACAGGACTTGACGGAGAAGCGCTGAACCTCAGCATGACCCACGTCATCGTCCCTGAGGACTACGACCTTGATCTCAGAGAGATCCTGTTCGCGCAGACACTGTCCGATGCGACTGTAACCGGAAAGTACAACCCATTCTTCGGCGACAACGTCAAGGTGGTTGTAGACGACACTATCGCAGTGCTGGCCGGAACAGCTGCATGTCCATGGTTTGCTGCATCATCCAATGCCGCATCCATCCAGGTCGACTACCTCAACGGCCAGAAGATCCCTACGATTAGAAGGTCAGAAGGTGCCGGCACTCTCGGATTTATCTGGGACATCTATCTTGACTGGGGCATTTCCGTCATCGATTTCAGAGGACTCGCCAAGAACCCTGGCGTAGTGCTCTAATTTAAGGAGGTAAGAAAAATGGCTAAAGCAACATTTTGGCAGAAAGGCGAAAAAATAGATTATAAAAACGCCGGAACAGAAGTGATCGGAAACGGCGATATCGTCGTTATCGGATCCAAGATCGGAGTAGCTGGCAACGAGATAGCGGTGGGAGCCACAGGCTCCCTGGTGCTGAGCGGAATTTTCAAAATGCCTAAAGGCACAGCAGAAGCTATTACTCTCGGCGCAAAAGTGTACTGGGACAAGACCAACGGAGTCATCACAGCCACAGTGGGCTCAAACACTGAGGCAGGCTTCGCGGTAGCGGCTGCAGCTACGGCTGATACAACCGTACTCGTACACCTCAACTAGTCAAAAGGAGGAGACATCATGGCAAAGAAAAACAGCAAGGCAGCAGCAGAAACAGCAGAGGTAAAAGCCTGCTGGGCTGTTGCCATGAGCAGGATCACGGTGCCCGGGAAAGAAGACATCAAACCGGGCACGGAGTTCGATCCTGAAGAACTTGAGCCTGATCATCTGCAGCGTCTGATCGACGCCGAGATGGTCACCATTGTCGGAGAGCTCCCTGCTGCTGAAGAGGGAGAAAGCGGCAGCGAAGGCAAAACTGACGATCCCGAAGGCAAGGACGGACAAAATGGAGAAGACAGCGAAGGAAGCCCAGAGCAGAACGGTGAAGGCAGCGAAGGCAAAAGTGAGCAGAACGGAGACGGCGAAGGAAAATCTGAAGAGGAAAAGCCTGACGCCGGCGAAACAAAATGATGACATTCAAGGAGATCGTCGCGGCTGATGCCGCGGCGGTTTTTCTCAATCTGAAGGAATTTGCCGAAGAATTTTACTTTAACGGAGTGAAAATCAGCGGCATGGCAGATGACATCGAGGCCGTCAACCGTGCTCCCAAGATCAGCAGAGATTCAAGCGACTTCCATGCCAGGGAGATCATTTTTTACTGTTTGACGTCGGCACTGCCGGCAGAGCCGTCTATCGGCAGCATAGTGTCGCTGGGCAAAGCACTGACATCTGTCAGAGAGTACATCGTCACAAACATGACGGCGGAAGACGGCATCTATGCACTGACACTGGAGGCGTATGAGTCATGAGCAACGATACTGTGAGCGTGGATCCGCGCGTCAGCATGCAGCTGGCCGAGATCAGAAAAAGGCTCGGAGATCTAGAGAGCAAGGCGCCGTCAATCCTGATGAACGCGCTCAATGCTACGGGCCGCGCCGTCAGAAAGCAGATCGTCATGGAAGCCAAGAACGAATACAAAATCACGAAATCAGGCATGATGACCCTGAACAACGCGATGCCGATCGCAAAGAGGGCGTCACGGGCAGACCTCACGGTCATACTGAAGTCAGAAGGTCCGATGAACGATCTGATGAGCTTTATGGTATCGCCTAAGACAATCTCGCGCGGCACGGTCAGACCTGACAGCTACATGGCGCAGGTCCTTAAGGCCGGCGGCAGCAAGATGCTGGATGGAGATCCAAAGCCTTTTGTGACGCAGTTCCGGTCAGGCCATATCGCCATCGCGGTCAGGGTACCAGGCAGAAAGATGGTAAGTGATCCGTCCAAGGATTTTATAAAAAAACTGCTGTCACCTGCAGTGCCTCACATGCTCAATAACGACGATATACAGGAAAAGGCGCAGAAGATGGTAGAAGAGATCCTGCCGCAGAAGATTGACGCACTGATAGCCAAGACGCTGGCATCGGCGAAAGTGTAGAAAGGAGCGCAAATGACACCGCAGACAATGATACTTGAACTCAAAAAAGTGCTCACTGCACTCTTTGCTGATTATCAGCTGAAAAACGAGCAGGGCGTGCTCTCGCCGGTCAGCATATATGTGCATGATCTGCCAAGACAGTCAGCCTCTGCCGCTAAGGTCAGCCTCGCGCCGTACCAGATTTTGACTCTGATGGACGGCAGCGTACAGCAGAACGGCGACTATCTAGTGCATGTCAGTATCGGCATAGTTGTCAGGATCACAGCCAACGACCAGAACGGATTCACGGACGTCATGAACCAGATAGACCGCATCGTTGACAGGTTCACGGCGGTCAGCAGCTTCGGCGCCTACGTGGTAGAGCGTCCGATAGACTGGATGCTGGAACTGACGGAAACGTGGCCGTACTCGATCGGCGCAGTGACGCTGGCTGTTAAGTGTCCCAAAAACGAAACGGAGGACGATTTAGCATGAAAAAGAACAGCGGTCTCTACAGGACCGTATACATCTACTACGGGCCGACTGTGCCCGGAGTAGTCAGCAAATACGCAGTCTTTACCGGAGAGCCGCCGGCTCCCCTGAAGAGGCTGATAGAAGAGCATCCGTCACTTAAGGATATGATCGCCACTACAGACGAATATCCCGAAAGAAAATTGGAGCTCGCAAACAAGGAAAGCGCCCTGTCTGTGCTGTACAGGCACGCACAGAGCGAACTAAACAGGAGGTAGGAATATGGCTTACAAACACGGAGTCTATGTCACGGAAGCGGCCAGCACAGTGCCTGCAAAGGTGCCGTCGGACCTGGGCGTACAGGTCGTCATCGGCGTAGCTCCCGTCAATATGGCGGCAGACCCGTCAAAAGCAGTCAATGTGCCGCTGCTCTGCAATACGCTGGAAGAAGCGACTGCGGCAGTCGGCTACAGCGAGAAATGCGATTTTTCCGCATACACTCTCTGCCAGTCCATTGACATGACATTCAACAAATTCAATGTTGCGCCGATCGTGCTGATCAACGTACTCGATCCGGCAAAACACAAGACATCAGTCACACAGGCAGAATTCGCGGTCAAAAACCGCAAGGCTACGATCAGCCAGTTCGGCGTGCTGCTGTCCAGCGTGGCGGTCAAGGCGACAGCTGCGGGCGCCGCTATGGTCAAGGACACTGACTATGTCCTGAGCTTCGACTCTGACGGCTACGTCACAGTAGCATTCACTTCGACCGGCGCAGGATCATCCGCTACATCCGTCTACATCGCATTTGATAAACTCGACCCGTCAAAGGTCACTGTTGACGACATCATCGGCGGCACCACTGCCGAGGGCGTCGAGACAGGTCTCGCACTGATCAGACAGATATATCCGCTGTTCGGCGTCAACGCCGGACTGATCACAGCTCCGGGCTGGTCCAAAAATGCTGCAGCTGCAGCTATCATGGAATCAGTCTGCACTGACATCAACGGATGCTTTGTCTCAGAGTGCATCGTCGATATCGATGCGACGACAACAAAGCTCTACACTGACGTTGAGGCAGCCAAGACAACTCTCGGCGTGACATCAGGTCATACGATCGTATGCTGGCCTATGTGGAGTCAGGACGGCCGCATCTACAGCATGTCAGCAGTAGCATCAGCACTGATGATAGCAAATGATATGGGACATGATGAGGTGCCTTACACATCACCGGACAACAAGTCAATGGGCGACGGCTACACCTGCCTGTCCGACGGCACCAAGGTGCTGCTTGACCAGCCGCAGGCAAACGTGCTGAACGGAGCCGGCGTCTGCACAGGACTCAACCTCAGAGGCTTCAAGTTCTGGGGCAACAACACGGCTGCATATCCGGGCACAAATGTAGACTTCAAGGATCGCTGGATTTCAGTCAGGAGGTTCTTCACTTGGTGGACCAACAGGTTCATCAACACGTACATTTCAGCTGTCGGCGGCAATGTGAGCAAGAGACAGGTAGAAACGATCGTCGACGACGAGAACATCAGATGCAACGGCTACGTGGCCAGAGGCTACTGCGCCGGCGCAAAGATAGCGTTCCTGTACAGCCAGAGTGACCTGGTGAACGGCAAGATCGCATTCACTGAGACGATCGGCGGATATCCTCCGATAGAGGAAATCGAAAACACCGTCACATGCGACCTGAGCTATGTGGCCGCAGAGTTTGGAGGTGAAGCATAATGATTCAGCCAAAAGTGATCAATAAGTTTAATGTCTACGGAGACGGAACTAAATATTTCGGCAAGGGCGACGAGGTCACTCTGCCGGCGATAGAATCCGTACTGGCAACATTCAACGCCGGCCTCGGCGAGGTCGAGATGCCGGTTATGGGCATGCTGCAGAAAATGGAGATTGAGATCCCGTTCGTGACGCTGTGCGCCGAAGGAATCAGCGCGTTCGCGGCTAACCGCAGCGTCAATCTGACTCTGAGAGCATCTCAGCAGGGCGAAGCTGCAGACGGATCAATCGGATACCAGCCGATCAAGGCTGTTGTCAAAGGTCCGTGCAAAAAGTTTGATCCCGGAAAGATCAAAGCCGGCGAGGGCACAGGAGCAAAGGCGACCATCGCGGTCAACTACTACTCGATAGACATCGACGGCACCAACGTGATCGAGATAGACGTCCTCAACGATGTTTATAAGGTCAACGGCGAGGACATCATGAAGGACATCCTCGCGAACTGCTAGAAGAAAGGAAACAAGGAGACATGGAAGAGAAAAACAAATTGACGGTCGTGTTCAGCGAGCCCTACACCTTTGAGGATAAGGAATACACAGAAATCGACCTGTCAGGTCTCAGGATGCTGAATGCCAATGACGGAGCCAGGGCCAAGGCGATGCTTGACGACCCAGCTGTCACAGTTCTGGAGCTGGATCTGATGTACAACCTCATGCTGGCGTCGCTGGCGACAAAGCTGCCGGCAGAGTTCTTCAAGCAGCTGCCTCTCAGAGACGCAACATCTGTCAAGGCGGTAGTCATGGATTATTTTTTGTAACTCTCGGGGTGTCGATCGCCCCGGGCGAACTTAGAAAAGCGTGCATCAGGCTGTCACTGATGCTTCACACCGGCGTCGACTATTTCACAGCGATGCCGGTGTGTGATTTTTTGGAATTTGCGAAGGAGGTAAACGAAGTTGGCCAAGAATACGAATTATAAGCTGATGATGGAGATCGCCGGCAAAGTCGACGGGTCATTCAATTCAGCGGTCGGCGGCGCAGGCGGCAAAGTCGGAAAGCTGCAGGGCATCGTCAAGAAATTTGCCGGCTACACCGCAGCCGCCTTCGCGGCCAAAAAGGTCGTTGAGTTCGGTGTTGAGTCGGTCAAGGCGGCGATGAAGTTTGAGGACAGCATGAGCGACGTTGCCAAGGTCGTAGACGGTCTTAAGACCGCGACCGGCAAAAATACAGATGAATTTTACAAAATGGGCGACGCCATACAGAAGCTGTCGCTTAAGATCCCGATGACGTCAAATGATATCGCCAATATCGTAGCATCGGCAGGGCAGGCGGGCATCGCAAGAAAAGACCTGATGAAATTTGCCGAGGATGCAGCGAAAATGGGCATCGCATTTGATACGACAGCGGAGCAGGCAGGTGACTGGATGGCACAGTGGCGCACATCCATGGGACTGTCCCAGACGCAGGTCGAGAATCTGGCAGACCAGGTCAACTATCTGGGCAACACATCGTCAGAAAAGGCGACAAAGATCGCGCAGGTAGTGTCCGACATCGGATCGCTGGGCAAAATGGCAGGCCTTACGGGCGGCCAGGTAGCAGCGCTCGGCGCAGCTACTACAGGAATCGACGCGTCGACATCAGGCACTGGCATCAAGGCGATGATCACTGCCATGACTGCAGGCTCGTCGGCTACTGCAAAGCAGCAGGGCGTGCTGAAAAAGCTCGGGCTGACGTCCAAGGGCGTGGCCCAGAACATGCAGAAAGATGCAGAAGGCACCATCGTCACTCTGCTCAAGCGGATCAATCAGCTGCCTAAGGCTGAGCAGGCCGCTGCAATCAAGAACTACTTCGGCAAGCAGTCTCTTCAGGTCGTTGCGAAACTCGCCGGAAAGGAAGGACTGGCCAACCTGCAGAAGCAGTTTGAGTCAGCAGGATCTGCTGCAAAATATTCTGGATCGATGCAGAAGGAATTTGAAGCGCGGTCATCGACCACCTCAAACTCGCTGCAGCTCCTGAACAATTCACTCGACTATATCAAAGTCACGATAGGATCGGCGTTCCTGCCGTACATCGCCAAAGCCGCAAAGCTGATGGCGTCAGGTCTGAGCAGCATAGGCGGCGGTCTCAAGAAGACAAAGCCTTACTTCTCAGCGCTCGGAAAGGTAGCGCTACCTGTGTTCAAGGCGATCGGCAGCATCGGAAAGTCAGTATGGAAAGAACTGAAGCCTATAGGCTCCTCAGCAATGACCATGATCAGAAAAATGATGCCGGTCATCAAGGCGCTGGGGACAGCATTCATGTTCTTCGGCAGGATCCTGGGCGGCGTGGTCTATCAGAGAGTCAAGAGCGCGATGACCAATATCTTCGGCGTCATCTCCGGGCTGATCAGGTCAGCCATGAAAGTCATCGGCGGCATATGCGATTTTCTGACCGGCGTATTCACGGGCAACTGGAGGAAGGCATGGCAGGGCCTCGTTGATATAGTGAAGGGCATCTTCGGCGGTCTGGCCGCAGTTCTCAAGGCACCTATCAACGCGGTGATCGGGACTGTCAACGGACTGATCGGCGGCATCAACGGAATCAAGTTCAACATCGCGGGGCATAAATTCGGCGGCACTCACATTCCCACCATCCCTCTGCTGGCCAAGGGCGGCATCGTAACGAGCCCGACGCTCGCCATGATCGGCGAGGCCGGTCCTGAGGCAGTCACGCCTCTCGGAAAAGGCGGAGGCCTGGGCGCGACGATCACCTTCGCACCTAATATCACCATATCAGGCAATGCAGACAGGAAGGACATCGAGTCAGCCATGAGCATCAGTTTTGAGGAGTTCAAGCGGCTGATGGATAAATACGAAAAAGGCAAAAAGAGGGTAAGCTTCGCTTAAGGAGGTCTAATGGCTAATGGCTACGACATACACGACAAGACAGGATGAGACCTGGGACGAGATCGCTCTAAAGGTCTACGGCAACGAGCTGCTCGCGGACCAGCTGATGCGGGCCAATCTCAAGCATATCGGCACCTTCCAATTTGATCAGGACACTGTGCTGACAGTGCCGGAGCTGGAAGACGGCACGCCTGAAGGGCTGCCGCCGTGGAGGGACTGATCATGGAAAGAAAATGCAGCTTGCTGCTGAAATACAATGACAAGGACGTGACCAGAGCCATGATGGACCATGTCACGTCTTTTTCCTACACCGACGCTGCGTCGGGAGAGTCGGACTCGATCAGCATCGAGATCGGCGACAAGACGCACAAGTGGTCTGACGGATGGATGCCGGACGAAAAGGACAGCATCTACGCCCAGGTCACTACAACCAACTGGCACAGGGACAGGGACCGCAGCCGCCTGGTCTTCGGGACATTCCAGATCGATGACCTCAGCGTCAGCGGCAATCCCAGGTCGCTGAGCATCGGAGCGATCTCCGGTCCGGTTCAGGACGGCTTCCGTGAGACGGAGCGCACCAAGACATGGCAGCATACCAATCTGTTTGCGATAGCAAAAAAGATAGGCGAACGCTACGGACTTACGGTCTATTATGACGCAGCTGCGGTGCTGGTCAAAAAATGCGAGCAGTCCGGCGAGAGCGACAGCGCGTTCCTGGCGTCAATGTGTGAAAAGTACGGACTGTCGATGAAGGCCTACAGGAAAAAGATGATCATCTTTGACCGTGAGAAATACAAGAAGAAGCCGGCAGCGCACACTGTCAGCCTGGACGATGTGAGCGAGTGGAGCTACACAGCGTCACTGACCAGGCGATACACCGGCGGGCTCTTCACATTTTCTGGAACATCAAAAAAGAAAATAACTGTGAAAATAGGATCCGGGAACAACATCTACCGCATGACGGACAGCGCTGACAGCGCCGCTGACGCAAAGCGAAAGCTGCAGGCGGCAGTCAACCGCGAGAACCACGGAAAGGTCAAAATCAGTCTGACGATGATGGGCGACGCGTCCTACGCATCAGGCCAGTGCGTCAGGATCACCGGCGCAGGATCCAAGATCAGCGGAAAATATTACATCGACTCCGTGACCCATCAGATAGACGGATCCGGAGGCTACACCATGACCTTAGACCTCTCAAAGGTCTTTGAGGCCATATGAAAGGAGGCACTATGGCTGACGAGATAAGAATAGGCAGGATATCATCTGTCAACATTTCAAAGGGAATGGCCAGAGTGACCTACCCTGACAGGGACGACGCAGTCACGGCGGACCTTCCGCTGCTGGCACACGAGTACCAGATGCCCAAGATCGGCGACATCGTGCTTGTGCTGCACATGCCCGGCGGGCACGAAAACGGAGTGATCATCGGAAAGATCTACGCCGAGTCACAGCTGCCGGATAAGGTCGGCAAGGATGTATATCAGAAGATATTTGATTCAAAGTCGCAGATCTACACCTCAGCCGGCAGCGTCACGTTGGAGGCTGATAAACTGGCCGTCAAAACTGCAGGCGGCATCACTATATCATCCAGCGGCGGCAGCCTGATGCTGTCTGATCAGTCGGGCAGCATATCGCTGGCATCCATCATCGGGCACATAGGAGGCTGATCATGAGCAAGATAGGAAGCTACGGAGCCGTCGTCTTTGAGACGTCGGACAAAAAACTGCTGACGATGTCCAATGCAACGAGATCTGTATCGGCCACATGGGCGGAGCATGAGCGCATCAGAAAAAAGCCTCTGAAGGAGTTCATGCATGCCAACCCTACGACTTTTTCGGCCGATATCATACTCGCGGCAGGCCTTGGCGTCAAGCCGCGGGATATGATGATCAAGCTTGCAAGATACTGCCAGCAGGGCAGGACTTACCCGCTGGTGGTCGGAGGCCGCCCGGTCGCATCGCACAAGATGGCCATCACTGAGCTGTCTGAGGCGTGGGACATCATAGCGGCCAAGGGCAAGATCGTGCAGGCTACTGTCACAGTCACATTTGAGGAGGTGCTCTGATGACGATCAAAATTCTCGGAGACTTCAACACTGAAACTGAAAAAGATATCCTGAGATGCCTCACAGTGCTGTACGGCACGCGTGAAGGAGAGCAGGCGCTTGACCGTGATTTCGGTCTCGCGCAGGACTTCCTTTCACTGCCCGGCCCGGCAGCTGAGGCTCTGTTTATTCAGGAAATAATAGATAAAACTACAAGATATGAGCCAAGGGCCCTGGTTGATTCCGTGGAATTTACGGACGCTGAGCCCGGGCAGCTCTGCCCGGAGGTGACGATTGAATGTCTAACATAACCGAACTTAACAACATCCCTGACGTGGTCTTCACGGACTCGCTCAGCCTGGCAGAGACTCAGGAGGAAATGCTCGCGGCATACGCAGCCAGCTATGAGTCGCTGACCGGGAAGGTCCCGACTCTTGCGGACGCTGATCCGGTCAGGCTGTGCCTGTCGGCCGCATCGCTGATGCTCTATCAGCTTAAACTCTACATCGAGCGCACCGGCCAGCAGAACCTGCTGAAGAACGCGGAAGACAGTTCGCTTGACGGGCTCGGAGCCCTGAAGCAGATCACCCGCGCACCTGCAGGCGCAGCGTCTGCGACCTTAAGGTTCTCAATGGAGAGCGCCCGCAGCGAGATCACTCCTGTGCCTTCCGGCACCAGAGTTACGACCGAAGATGACATCGTCTTTTATACGACCGCATACGCGGAGATCCCGGCCGGATCGCTCAGCATCGATGCTGCAGCTGCAGCTGACGCTGCCGGCACAGGTAGCAACGGTCTGGCGGCCGGAGCTCTGAGCATAATGGTCGATCCGGTGCCGTACATCGACGCTGTGACCAATCTCTACGAGACGTCAGGCGGAACGGATGAAGAGGGCGACGAGTCGCTGACCCGCCGGATCTATCTGGCGCCTGAGGGCTACTCAGTTGCAGGACCTGAAAACGCGTATATAGCTAAGGCGCTTGAACTGATGCCTGACACTGAGGACGTGCGCGTCACATCCCCGAACCCGTGCTACATCACGCTGGTCTACACCAAGACCGGCGGCGTACTGCCGGGGACGGAAGACATCGCAGCCATGACCGCGGCACTTAACGACAAGAGCCAGCGCCCGCAGGGCGACAGGCTGACTGTTCAGGCGCCGGCGGAAGTGACCTACAACATATCAATGACATACTACATAGCCAAGTCGGACGAGGCCAAGGCCGGACTGATCGCATCTCAGGTCAGTGCCGCAGTAGCTGACTATGTGACGTGGCAGCGCAGGATCGGCAGGGACGTCAATCCGACGGAACTGATCTCAAAGGTCAGAGCGGCGGGCGTCAAGCGCGTAGAGCTGACGTCGCCTGTATACCAGGCCATTGGGGACCTTGAGATCTCCAAAGTCGGAACGCAGACGATAACGAACGGAGGCATCGAAAATGACTGATCTTAAAAATGCACGTCTCACGGACTGCATCCCAAGGTGTCTTGCGGAGCTGCCGGAGATCAGCGCAATGAGCTACGCTATCGGCCAGCAGACCGAGAAACTGATTGCGATGGCCGAGAAGGTCAGGACGTACAGCGCGATCGATGCGCTGTCAGGCGACCTTCTGGACGCGGTCGCACTGGAAATGAACGTGCCGCGCTACTCTGTCAGCCTGACGGTCGAACAGAAGCGCACACTGATCAAGGGCACTATTTACTACAGGACCCACGCCGGCACGGTGGCCGCTGTCGAAGATCTCTGCTCAGCGATATTCGGCGACGCGAAGGTCACGGAGTGGTTTGACTACGGAGCTGCGCCGGGCATGTACAAGATCAGCACGACCAATCCCGCGGTAACAGAGGACAACGTTGACGACTTTAGGGCGGCTGCGCTGTCGGTTGCGAGGAAGTCGCAACATCTCGACACTGTAGAGCTGCTGCTGTCGGTGTCTGCGGACCTTATGTCAGGCATCGTGTCCAGATCTGCAGGAACTGAGACTATGATCTGCAGCATGCAGTAAAGAAAGGAGCCAATATGAGTTTTGAAAAACTTGTTTTAACCAATAAAGGCAGGACGCTGCTCGCCAAGGGACTAGCGGGATCGGTGATCAACTTCACACAGATCAAGATGGGCGACGGCACGATCACATCACAGGTGCCGGCTGCGCTGAATGACGTGATCAGCGAGAAGGTCCGCCTGAAGATAGGATCGCTCACAAAGGGCGACCAGTACACAACAGTCTCCAGCACCTTCAAAAACACCGCAGCCAGGGACAGCTTTACCGGCGACGGCTCAACAAAGGCATTCCGCCTGTCAGCTGCTCCGTCCGCGCTGTCATCGGTCACTGTCGGAGGAGCATCGACGACTGCATACACCTACCAGGGCGGCACCATAACATTCACGGCAGCGCCTGCATCGGCCGCTGTCATAGTGGTCACCTACAACCTTGACGGGTTCTACTTCCGCGAGGTCGGCATCTTCGCGCAGGATCCTGACGTCGGCGAGATACTTTTCGCATATCAGAACGCGTACCAGCTGGCGGAGTACATCGCAGCCGCCTCTTCTGAGATCGTTGAAAAGATCGTCTCGGCCGCATTCATCTTCGGATCCGCGACGACAGTCACGGCTACCATCGACGCGTCTACGCTGTTTATGACTGCGGAGACCGGACAGGTAAAGACGGAGCTGCTGTCAGCCGGAGATACGCTGGCGGACGATGACAGCCTCCCGCTGTACGACAAATCCGCGTCCAAGAGCGCAGCTGTTACGCTGCTGCTGCTGTGGACGTACCTCAAAGACAAAGTCGACAATATCCTTAAGGGATACGCAGCCAAGGCCACAACGTTGGCCGGTTACAACATCGGAGACGCCTACACCAAGACTGAGACGGACACTAAGCTCAGCAGTAAAGCAGCGTCAAGCCACTCTCACGTCGAGTCTGAGATCACCGGACTATCGGCAGATCTGGCCCTGAAGGGCAACACCCAGACCTACACCATCACCGACAGCACGACGCTGACCATACCAACATCTGCGTGGGCGGCCAACACCAACTCACAAGCCGAAACGGCAGAAAAGACAGCCTATCCTTACATGGCAACTCTGTCCATCCCGTCATCACTGACAGGCGGCAAGGCGGTCACGGCGGATGATACAGGGGAGTCATTTCCTAACTACGCGGACTCGATAAGCGGAAACTTTTTTGAACATGCGTATACTACGGCAGGCGGAATCATCATCGAGGCGGTGACCAAGCCAACGGCTGCCATGACGCTGCTCCAGGTTAACATAGAAAGGCGGCTGAGCTAATGAAGATAGATAATAAAGTGGCAGGCGGTAGCAGCAAATCTGGACCCATTTACCAATCATTTGGAAGCTATATAAATAAAGGAACATTTGATATCCCGTGCGTCCCGGACGTTATAATGATTGGAATCTATGCCTATAACAGTTACGGTACAGGATACGCGTACAAAATTTTCAAACTAAATTCGGACAAGACAGCTTATGGTGAGATAACTCAAGATACTGGCGGATATTATAAAACTGGCAATACCGGTGTGGGCCAAATGGACGCTAGCGTTGTGGCAACCATTTCAAATGGAAAAGTATCGGTTTCTGTGGCTCCGTATTTCAGTTCCTCGGCTGTTTATATATCCTCAGTACATTGCGTTTATGCATAGTGAAAGGAGTTAAAAATGAAAATAGACCTCAAAATTTCATCGGGGGGGGGGTACTA